GGTGATGTTGGTCACCGCATTGCCGTTGGGCATGTAGCGGGTTTCCGGGTCACCACCGACGTTGCCGACCAGGATTACTTTGTTAACACCTCTCATGCTGCTTTCCTCATGCGCTCTCGCATCTGATGTTCAAGTTCTGCCAACTCTTCCAGGAACGCTTTAACTTCGGACTCCATCTCGCGAATGCGTTCCTCGTCGCGGTGGTAGCGGAAGCACACGTACTGCAATTCATCAGGCAGACGGTCGTCGAAGCTCACGAAGTCGACCCACTCGCGGCCGCTGCATGACATTTGGGCGAGCATCTGCCACTCGTACTGTGGGTCGTGCTTGCCCGACTGCATCGTGTAGATGTGGGTTGCGGTAGACGGGCATTTAATCTCGACGAGCCCATGCTCCCCCGCGAGGCCATCTGGCGACGCGCCAAATCCATCGATTCGCGGATGGATGATCAGGCCTGTTTCGATCGTCATTACGCCTGCATTGAACTCGTAGGCCGAGCGAGCAATCGGCTCCAGGTCGGTACCACGCTGCATTGCGGCGCTGGTGAATCCTTCCTCGCGCTTGCCGGTCAGGCGCTCGCACAGGAGCTGCATCATGTAGTTCTGGCGGGTAGCAGAAGGGGCGCCACTGCGCCCCTTTGCCATCACATCCTTGACCTTGCTGGCCGTCACCCGCCCCAGGCGCTGTGCGAACCATTCATCACTACGCTGCTCGATCATCGCCGGTCTCCTCGAATTCAACGTCGATAGGGGCGTCCAGCAGTTCTTTCTTCCGCTGGTCCTTGGCCGCCGTAAGCTGGTCGCGCGCGCCCTTTGTCTTGTAGGCTTTCCAGGCATTGCTGAATGCTGACTGCAAGTCTTCCATTGTTGGAGAGTCCTTGATGAGGCAGACCGCCTCGCTGACGTCCTCGTACTGTTCTGCGGGAGTGACGTCTCGTTCAACGATCCGCTCTGCCTCGTCCTGGTCGTAGATGCCGGCGAACCCGAACGCGAGGCGTGCGCACTGGATCATTGCCTTGTGGCGAAGCATCCGGCGCGGATGGGACTGCCAAGGCTGGGTGTTCCGCTTGCACTCGGCCATGTACTCAGTCGCGCTGATGGCATGGCTGCGGTCCTTCCGATAGATCTTGCAGGTGCATTCGGTTCCCTGCTGGTCCATTGAGAATTCCATGCCATCGAACTGTGGGTTCTCGTTGATGATCCGAGCCCAGCCATCCACACCAACAACTGGCACGATGCCGTTGTTCTTGTCGGGGAATGCGTACAACTCCTTGGTGAAGGGGTTCAGTTTGTACTGGTCTGCCACGATCAGCAGGGCGACCATCTGCGAATCATTGACCTGGCCCTTGAAACAGGTCTGCTTGAGCGTGTTCGCCACTTCTTCAGGCGTGGTACCCATCTCGTAGCGCGTGGCGAACTTCGTCAGGAGCGGTGTTAGTGCAGTTCCCATGTGAACCTCAATAGTTGATCGTGATGTGAGGAACCTTGCGCTGAGCGATCAGGGTGATCGCCTGCTTGGCGCATTCCTCGGGCATGCCAACGGCGATAAGAGCCGCCAGCGCCTCGTTGTTGATGGCTTTCTTGTGCGCCTTGTCGGCTTCGCGTGCAGCAGCCTCGCGTTCGATGCGGGCCTGCTCATCGGCCTGCCGTTTGCGTTCTGCCGCTGCGGCTTCTTCAGCGCGACGTTGCGCATCACGCTCTGCTTGTTCTGCGCGCTGCTTGGCTTCAATGGCTTCGCGTTCGGCGCGCTCGGCGGCAAGCTTAAGTTCAAGTTCGCGGCGCTCTGCTGCGGCCTGTGCTTCGGCTTCACGGCGTACTGCGGCGTCGCGTTCTGCCTGGGCCTTGGCCTCTTCCTGACGCCGTGCCTGCTCTGCTGCTTCGCGGGCAATGCGCTCCTCGCGCTCTTTCTGCTCGCGTGCTGCTGCTTCGGCGCGCAGGCGTTCCAGTTCGGCCTGCTCGGCTTCGAACTTCTCACGGGCAACCAGGGCTTCTCGGAGAGCGATCAAAGCCTTATCTTTGGCGCGAGCAGCCTCTGCCTCGAACTCTTCCCAGGCTTCGCTGATGGCCAGGCCTTCCAACCAAGCGATGTTGGCTTTGAGTTCAATAGAGTCCAGGTCTCGGCATTCCAGGCGAAGGTTTATCTTGTCGATCTCGCCCTGATGACGCGCAACCCGCGCCGCTTCAGCCTCTTCCCACTCGGTCAGCGGACTGCGCACTTCGGCCTGCCAGGAATCCAACAGATCGCGCATCCGCTTCCGCTCGGCATCGATCTTCTTCGGAACTTCCTTCAACTCGGCGACCAGTTCTTTGCCGACGTTGTCCAGCGCCGTCTTGGAGCGGGCTACCTTGTAGGCGATGGATGCGATAGCCTCTCGGCCCTTGCGAGTGGTCACATCCGGCACGAAGCCGTCGATCTCTTCTCGAATCTTGGCCAGGAAGGGATCCAGGCCATTGGCTGCCGAGTAGACTTGCAGAGCGGTTTCTTTGGCTGGTACTTCGACCAGTTGGTTTTCTGCGGACATGAATGATCCTCGCCGCGCATGCGCAGCCAGTGAAGGGAGGGGTTATTGGCCGGTTGCCTTGGCGATTGCGGCGGATGCATCCGCAACCTGCTGGCTTTCCGCTTTCAGCGGACTAATCAGCGGCAGAAGATTTACCAGGGCATCCAGAAGCTCCGGCGCCGCAGCCATCAGGCGGGCGTTTGCAATCGACATAGCAACGTCTTCAGCTATGTTTTGCGGGGTCGGCGAGGCGGCATTGACGTTTGAACAGATACACTTTTTCCCACCGAAGACCATGTTATTTCGAGACACCCAAGGCCCCGGCGTATGCGATTGCTTGCTCATTCTGTCCTCCAGGTAGAAGGGGAAAGGCGCTTACGGCGCCACTCGGCAGCGTCACCCCCGCGGGATGAATAGCGTTGCGCTAGAAGCCGCTGCTGCGGGTGTTTTCTTCATGCCGCCCACCGCCCGCTGGGGAAGCCGCAGTTATCCGGACTACCGGCCTGCTGCGGACAGGTGCGTAGATTCTGCTGTGATGATGCCGCCCCAGATCGGGCCGGCTGCCAGGATGAAGAGGTACAGCAGTCCGCCGAATAGGCTGCCTAGCCAGATTGCTGTTCGACGAGTTCTCATGCTGCCTCCTTATGCGAGCGCAAGAAGCACCAGTGCTGTCGCAGCCACGATTGGAATTTGGCCATTTCCAGTGGACTTGAATCGCTCCATCCTTCTGGCCATCCCATTAGCCACTCTTGGTTCTCCGGGCTTGGCCTGCCAAACGCCATGACGAAGGCCCGAGCTGAAGGCCATTTCTGCATTGATTGCGCGGCGTAGTTGGCTTTTGTCGTCGGCGTATGCAAGTAGCCAATGTCTTTCCCGAATGTGGTCACCACCCAGGTCAGACGCTCCAAGGGAAATGGCTTGGGTGCGGTAACCCATAGCCCGACAGTCTTCTGCGGCATATTCGATTGCGACTTCCGAAACGTTTTCGGCGAAGACGTACCAGGGAGCAACATCTGCCACGACTCTCCGCATCTCCGGCCAAAGGTCTTCAGCGTTGTTTCGTCCAGAAGGTGCAGTGCTGTACCTCTGGCAGGGAAATCCTCCAGATACGAGTCCAGCTCTTCCGCGGTAGGGTCTTCCATCAAACGTTCGGATGTCACTGAAGATTGGGAAGTGTGGGACTGCTCCGTCTCTCTGACGCTGAGTGAGCACCCTTCTTGAGTGTGCTCTGTACTCAACAGCGCCGATGCACCGGATGCCGAGCAGCATTGATGCGAGCAGTCCGCCCCCGTCGCCAGTGAAGAGTGATAACTCATTCATCTGTCCTCCTCATAGCCCGGCTACCTCAACAAACGCCACTGCGAAGGCCAGGATGCTTCCCAAGAAAAAGGCCGCGAAGAACGTTGTCTTGGCGGCCTTGGTCAGGTCGATGGTGATGGTCATGTGGATGACTCCTGGCGGCGGTAGCCGGCGTTGTAGAGAACGCGGCAGAAGTCGGAGCGAGACATCATTCCGCCGCGATCCTGGCCATGCGGGTACTCATCGAGCGCCAACATCTCCTGCACGGCCTTCTCCCGCTCCTCGGCGGCGATCTGCTCGTGGGTGCGGATGGGGCGCACGCCGTGCTCATTGCGCGGGTAATACTTCCCCTTGTGGCTGATAACAGCGAACACGCCATCATGACCAATGACGCGACCTTCCGCCCAGCCGATACTGCCCACGTTCAGCGAGAACTCACACTCGATGCCAACCGGCGGCAGGCCCCGGCCGTCCCAGGCCTCTTGCGGTCTAGCCTCGAATGTCGCCTCACGCTCTGCGGATACATTGCAGCCTGGAGTTCCGCTAACCCAAACTTTTCTTCCTTCGGCCCAATAGGACCATTTATTTCCGACTTTCCTCATCCATCCTTCAAGGTACAAAGATCCTCTCGGCTCCCAATGAGTCGCACCCTCCGGCGCCTTGCTCCAGTCAATGCTCATACTCGTCTCTCCCTAACCAGTCGTTCAGCGTTCTCGATAAGCGTGGATTCGAATGTGCGGAACCAGATGCGCTGGGCCAGTTCGAGGTCGCCATGGCGAACTGCAAGCAGTAGCTGAGTCATCGGGCACTCTTTGCTGTCGACTTCCGCTAGCCACTCCGGGACGAATCCGGCGAATCCGTATACCGTAAACTCAGGGCCGATAAAGGGCCTTTCTTTCCGATCATGGAACGGCACGCAATCACCGTCCTCGCAGTTCAGCAGCTTGCCGACTTGCTCAGTGACATACTCGCTGTCGCCGTCATTGTCTGGCGGTAGCGCGTTGTCCCAGCGTTCCTGGGCGTATTTCAATGCGGTGTTCATGTCTCACCTCGCGTTCGCGTGCATGCGGCAGCGTTCCGAATCGCTGTCGTCATACAGGCGAAAAAATGCCCGGACTTGCCGGGCTAATGAGGGGTAGGGTGATAAGAGGGTGATCTGCGCTGCCGGCTCTACTTGAGCTACCTCCACCCTCCACGGGTGGTGCGCTAAGCATCAGCACTACTACTACTTCAGCGGCGTGCACACCGCTTATGCCTCGTTCGTGCCTACGCAATCCTTCACGCCCCGCCGGGCCGTTTACGGATTCACAGATGCGCTACAGCAGCGCAGATCACTCTCATTGGTAGGGTGGGGATGGCCTGTTGCTCAGCAGGCGCGCAGTCGCAGGAGTATCGTGGCCGTAGCAAGGCCCTGCGCATCATCCCCATTGAAGGGTGGCGTCCTTGCCGGGGAAGTCAGTCGGAGCGTGGCCGTGACCACTCTCGAATGTTTGACGCGGTGATTGGATCGCCTGTGCTGCCGTAGTGCGCAAGGTGAACAGGCGTATCAGCAGTCATCTTGAACTGTCCGCCTTTGTATCCCGTGAAAGTTTTACCAACGGCTGACTTTGCGTTCTTCAACATGCTGCCAATGGTTACGTCTCGCGCCGGTTTAAATGCCAGTTCGTCGTAGTAACCGCGATATGACATAGGTGTTGAAAAGCCGTACTCAACCTTTCTACGAGCAGGTAGCTTGCTCAGCTCATCAATCAGAGTTCCTAGATTCATCTCGCCTCCAGTGTGTGTATGCGCCAGGGCGCGGTTAGGCGGTTGCCTTGGCGATTGCGGCGAGAACCTTCTCTTCGATCCAGTCATCGCCAGTCATGACGCCGTAGTTGACGACTGCCTGTAGGGCTTCGAGAAGATCAGGCGAGGCTGCGATCAGCTTGGCGTTTGCGTCAGTCTCAGCGTCCGATCTCTCAACATGGAACGGGCCTTTGTTGTCAGCGCAGTAGATGTGGAGCAACGCAACACTCCCTCTAACCGGCGAGTATTCCCACGGTCCCGGCGTGTGCTTGCTCATTCTGTCCTCCTGTCTTAGGTGTGGGGTCACTGGATTTGCGTTGTGCGTCCGTCGTGACGGTGCACTTCGCCGTACTCACCGATGGAGACATTTGCGTCACGGTGCTGACGAAGTGCAAGTCGAACCGCCGTTTCTGCGTTATGTGTGTAGCGCTCAAACTCCTTCTCCAGAGCTTCGTACTTTTTCTTCCACTCGCGCTCTATCTCGTTGTAGCGATCAGATACAGGTGGCTCGTAGAAAGCCATGCCTTGATGCTTTACCGCGAGTTCAACATCGCGCGCAATCGCAGCGATCTGTTCGCTAGTTGCCTCAATGCCTGCCGAATCAAAAGCATCAATAAGACATTCAGCGTAATAGTCTTTCTTCGTGTAACTCATCTCTCACCTCACCAATACATAGTCAGAAACAGGACAACGAACAGCGCTGCGAACTCGCCAAGGTCTGGCATAGATTCCTCTCTTGCCCGGGGGCTGGTAATTGGCTGTATGGGGGAGTGGTCTGGCCGGTGCTGATCTCCGGCTCGTACGGGAAGGAGTCGAACCCTCGCACGCGGCTTTGGGCCGCAGCTCTGGCCTACTGAGACTTACACGTCTCGGCGATCCGTTTACCGGGCCTAGGAACCCCGTTACCATCACACCTAGCGCATCAGCATGCGCATTCAGACCACTCTCCGATACAGCCCTGGAGGAGCCGTGACGAACCTCCAGGGGATCGGGCCTGCGTTGGGGAACCCGGCAGGCGCGGGCGGCTTGCTACTCGTCGTCTTCACCGACGATCATCGTGCACCAGCCAATGCGTGCATTCTTTTGAATCCACGCATCTGCGGCAGCAGCAGTGGGGAACGTCCTGTTATCGTCCCAATGCCCTGTCCCGTCGTACTCGTCGGCTTTCAGAAAATGCCAGCCTTCTGGCTCGTCTGGATTCGCATCAAGGATCACAAGTACGGCCATTGATTCCTCTCTTCCCGCTTATCGCTGGGTGTGTTTGGTCTGTTGATGCCCTGCTACCGGCAGGGCGGCGGGTTATCGGCGAATGGTGGTGATGTTGCCGGCGGCGTCAAACAGCGCGTCATTCTCCTGGCTGCGCATGAGCGTTGCGCTGTGGTGATAGAAGCTGACGCTGTTCAGCTTCCCGGAGAACGGGCGAACAACTTCACCACTGGTCAGGGTCATGTCCTTGTGCGCGAAGAACACCACCCCGCCGATGACCTGGCCGTCTTCGTCGTACAGACTGGCGCCAGTGATGTGGTGGTCTTCAGTGCCCTGGTTCGTGGCGACGATGAAATCAAACATGGTCCTTTCCTCAGTGATGCCCCGGCGAACCGTGGCAGTGTTCTCAAGTGTTCTCGCAGGCGTAACAAATTCCTGTAGCTGTCACCCCCAGGCGCCCACACTCGGGGCAGCTCGCCTCGCTGCGCACCTGCTCCTGCGCCTCCTCGTAGCAACCCTCGCAGCGGAATCCGTCGGACGTCTCGATCACGCGACCGGGCGCGTTGCACCGGTCGCATTTGTGAATGATTGTCATCGGGTCGACTCCTTGCATCACGCATGCATCCGCACGGTGATGTAGCCGTTGCTTGCAACAACGTGGTCCCAGCGGTTGAACCAGATGAGGTCGCCGAACTTCTTTATGGCGGCCTGGCGTACCTTGATCAGCACGTCATCCGGTGTCTCGTTTCCGTCCGGCAGGGCAATCCAATCCAGGCGTTTGCCGTTGCTCAGGTGCGCATCGACATTGAATTGAGCCATTTCAGTCTCCTTACCAGGGTTTCCCAGCGTTGATGTATGCGCTTCCTGCGAGTTGCGTGAGCGCAACTAGCTCCATCGAATCGATCTCACCGCCGTAGTACAGGCCGCGCAGCATTCCAACCGTTTCGTGGTACTCAATGCGCGCCTCGCGATCGTCTTCCTGCTTGCGGAGGACCCGAAGGGCCTGGCGTACAACAAGTGAGGATTTTTCATTCATTTTCTGCTCCTCAAGGGCGTATTGACTTCCCGTCTGGCCCTCGGTGGAGGGCCAGCCAGTGAAATCGGTGTTTCTCCACACCTGCATGCGGGTCATTCGCTCGGTTCAGCATTTCGCTTCGTCCGCCGTCGCAGTTGTCTGCGCGTTGGCAGGCTTTCGGGCCTGTCGGATCGCCGGTCGCCGTAGAGGCAGGCTTGGTTGTTTCCCCTGGATTTCTTTCGCCCGCCAGGAGGCAGCTCGGGCTGACCTAACCGGCGGTGCCGGGTAGTCGTTCATGGCGCGGGTTGTTAAAGAGCGGTCGGCTCGGTGGCCTGGCGCTGCGGTGTTCTGCGGCGTTGAGTGAACTATGTACTTGTGGTTCATTTTCGTCAAGTACCAAAAGTACATAAATTTCAAAAAGAGATAGCTATCTGCCGCCGAGGCAGGTGAGAGGGCATGAAAAAGCCCGCGCTAGGCGGGCTTGGTAATGTATCTGCTTGCTATAGGCCTGGGTAATCTGCCGGGTCAAACTCGAAAACGCGCTCTCCTGCCTGGAAGAACTCGATAGCGATCCGGAAAGGCTTGCCCGATTTGACGATAGCTTCCAACTGCTTAGCGTCTCGAACGAACATCAGGTCGCTGTCGTTGGTCGAACTGCGTACCCCGGTCCACTTTTGCGCCTTGCCTTCACCGACCCGAAGAACGAAACCGCAGTCTCGATAACCGCACTGCATCTGCCCTTTGGTGATCTTGAGGAAGGCGTCCAGGTCTTTGCCTTTTTTGCGGAAGGTAAGATTCAGGTATGAGCCCCCTGAAACTCGATATGGGAAATCGAAGAGGGTGGACGTCTTCGACTGAAGCGTGAGCATCCTGGTTACTTCATCGCTCATCGGGTCTTTGTATTCATGGCGCTCCCAAGGGGATTTAGTAGGGCTTGTGGTTGCCGGCTGCGGGCTGTTCGATCGCGACTGAGCCGCATCGCCGGAGGAACCAATTCCCGTTCCAAACTGCCAAGCGATAGGCAGGACGATGAATATGACAAACAGCCAGCCGATCACGCCGACGCTCTTGGGTACCTTTGCGCCGCACGATGGGCAGGCTTTGGCTTTGTTCGACACCTGGGCGCCGCATTCCTTGCACTTAATCAGGGCCACAGAAAACTCCTCGATGTGTAATGGCTAGGTGATTCTATTCGGAGGATGCTAGAGACGATAGCCGCAGTTTGGCTGGGCGGGGCAGTGATGGCGATAGGTAGTTTGCAGGGAAAGGCGGCGCTGTATCGAGTTCAGCGCCGGGGTAGGGCGGTCGTCAGCTCAGTGCGGAGCCGGGAGGGAAGGGCAGGAACGAAAAGGCCGCGATTGTGGCTTGTTTTCACTGCCAATCATCGCCCGGCATGATTCGTTTCATGAACTCATCGAAAAGTGGGACAGTGAATGCGGTATCGCCGTGATTAGGACTCCAGACCATCCCTTTTGCAATGAGGCTGCTTCTGGCTGGACCTAATGACGTCGATGATCGATTTAAGCGATCAGCGATATCCCCAGATCGGTGAGGCCCAGGTCCTAAGTCTGCCATCGCTCGCAGATACTTCTTTTCTGCTGGCGTTAGACGGTCAAACCTAACCCTAAAGAAGCTCTCATCCAGCGCGGCGATAGCAACGCTAGATGCTCGAGATACATCATCCAACGAGATAGGGCTGGCATCCGCAATATCCCAAGCGTGCTTTCCCCATTCCTGAAGGAAATAAGGATACCCCTTGGTTTCTTGGACAATTTTCTTCGCGGCAGCGTCTTCAACATCGACTCCCTCGTCCTGAGCTGGCTTCACGATAGCAAGAGCAGCGTCGTCATCCGAAAGGGCGCCAATGGCAGGGAAATCGAAAAGACGCTCGGCGTAGGATTTTGCCTCGCCCATTCGTCCGCGCAACTGAGGAAGTCCAGCCCCAATCACGGTAACGGGTAGCCGCTGTTGAGCGCAGCGATGCAAGGCAGAGATCAGTGCCGCCATTTGCGGCTCTTCAACGTACTGAAGCTCATCAATGAAGATTGCGAGCACAGTCCCAGCATCTAGCGCAGCGTTTCCCGCGCTTTCAAGCAATACAGCAAGATCGCCTTCAAGGTCTCCATTATCGGCCAGGCCGGCTTCAGGCTCATAGTCGAGACCGACCTCTATATCGTTGAAGGTGAATTTCAGTTTGCTTGCAAATCCTGCCAGCGCCTTTAACGCGGTAACTGCTTTGTCTTTTGCAGCCTCCACTCGACTGAGGGAAAGCAAAGCGATTCGAAGCTGAGGAGCGAGCATCGCAGGCAGCGACCTTCCTTCAGGGGCTTCAATTCTTATTGTCTTGACGCCAGATCCCTCGGCGTCTTGCCGCATCTGATCAAGCAGTACCGTCTTCCCCACCCCCCTAAGCCCGACCAGCATTACGCTTTTCGTGGGTTTTCGGTGTAGAAGGCGGCCTAGCGAAATTCGGACCTGCTCTCTAACAGCATCCCGCCCAGCAAGCTCTGGTGGCGGAGTTCCCGCTCCTGGAGAGTAAGGATTGAGAATTGGGTCCATTAGTAACCTCTAGAGAGTTTAGCCTGTTTATTGAATTTTGATAAACTCTCTAAAATTTGTAAATATCTTTCGCAGCCCATCACTCTCCGGTCGCCGACAGCATCCGTTAGAGACCCCCAGCCATCCAGATGACGTTGCCTATGATGCGGCGCTCGTGAGCCTGCGGCCCATATGCGATGACGCCTCGCCTCACCTAGACCAGGTTGAACATCGAGGCTTGCCAGTGCTTCTCCCAGATGATCGCAATGGGATGACCTCCTCGAGCAGCGCGGCAACTGGCTAAAGGCCGCCTCCGCCCATCCTCCATCGGACTCTCCCGAAAATAGGAATAGATTCTATTTCGGACTTTGATACGTTTTCATCCGGGAATCTGATCTTATCTGAGTTATCAGAGCGCAAAACAACCTGTCCTGAAAGCTGGATGCTGATGCGCCGAAGCGAGACCCTTGAGTCCGTGCCAATGAATGCATAGACCATTTTGTCAATGATCTCACGCTGGGACTGATCAACGAGAACCAGATCCCCATCGAAAATGTATGGCTCCATGCCTGCATCTGGCGACTTTATGAAGACGCATTTCGATGAGTTCAGACGGAGTGATTCGATCAATGTCCTAGGTAGCGCCTGGCCGCCTTCGATCTTGATGTGCTCATTAAGCAAAGCAGGTTCGCCACTCTCTATAGAGATGACCGGAATCAAGACGAAATCCCTCTCGCTCGGCGATCTAGGCAAAAGTTCGCTCGTGAACGGGTCGCTGCCTGATTCGACCACATTAGGAGTAAGGATATTCGCCGAATCCGTGGAAAAATCAAGGCGATCGCCTATACCGTACTGGAGCCATTCAACGCGAACGCTCAAGGCCGCAGCTATGGCCTTCATCTTTGTTCGCCCAGGCATGCTCTCGCACTTGAGCCATTTGCTAGCAGCCTTCGGTGTGACCTTTGTGATTTCGGCTAGGCGCGCGCCTAGCCCCCAGTCATCAAAGCCGGCTGCGGAAGCTGCATGCTTAAGGCGTTTTACGAATTCCCGCCTTTCGAAATCTATGTCTTGAACCATACGTTCATCATTGCATGCGCTTGCATGTACTTTCAGTTCCGGCATAATATGTACTTACTGTTCATATTTCCGGATCGGAGGCCTCATGAGCTACCTGAAACAGTCAATTGCCGACGCTGGCGGGGTCACCGCCGTGGCACTTGCCTGCGGTCTTAGCCCGCGGGCCATCTACAAGTGGATCTCTGCTGGATCCATGCCACGCACCGAGTACACCGGAGAGACCGATTACGCCAAGAAGATCGCACGCTTGGCGAAGGCTAACGGACATCAAATTGATGCCTCTGAGCTTCGCCGTAGCGCATCACCAAAGAAATCAGCCGCATAAGGAAATCCACCAGATGTACGCAGATCAGTCCCACAAGCGGGACATCCCCCGAAAGGTCCGTTTTAACCGTGTCCTCGACAGGATTCTTGAGCGCGCGGCGAACAAGGCGCGTCGTCAACATGCCACGTACCTCTACGAGGTCATCGAATGGGCTGTTGAGAATGGCGTGATCGAATCACTGAGCAAGGAAGGCGAAGAGTCTAGCGCGGCCTGAAGGCCCTCAGGAGGGCCAAATGGGCGAGTTGGATTACCAGCGATTGCCGGAGTGGGTAAGGGTGCGGATAGAGGGCCTCTCGGCAGAGCGCGGCTGGAGCATTGAGCGCTGCCTAGAAGAGATCGTCATTGAAGCAATTGCAATGGGCGGACTTACGTCTGCCGGGCGACCGAAAGCATCGGTCGTTCAACTGAGGCCGAAAGAGGGCCTCAAGAGTGACTGAAACGCCCAAAAGGCGCCCACAAAAAAGCCGGGATTGCGCCCCGGCTGATTTGAATAATCACGACGAGGAAATACTAATGGCCAGAGCAAGAAACATCAAGCCTGGAATTATGGCCAACGAGAATCTAGCTGAGGTTTCTCCGATTGAACGTCTCTTGTTCATCTATCTCTGGATGCTCGCTGATAGGGAAGGGCGCTTAGAAGATCGTCCAAAGCGGATCAAGGCCGAGGCTCTTCCGTACGATGACGTTGATGCTAATGAGGCCCTCAATAGTCTCGCCAAGGCTGGGTTCATCATTCGTTACCGCGCCGAAGGTCAAAGCATTATCCAGGTAGTGAACTTTACCAAGCATCAGGCTCCGCACATGCGCGAGCAGGGTAGCTCATTGCCAGAGTACATCGCTGAAACTGCCGAGATAGAGCCTTGCCATGTTGAGGCAGTTACTGACCACGACCTAGGCAGTGCCAAGGCGATGCCTAGCCCATCTGATTCTCTGATTCCTGATTCTCTGATTCCTGATTCCAATACCCCCCTACCCCCCAAGGGGGAGGTTGACGGTCTGTTCGATCAGTTCTGGGCCATGTATCCGAACAAGACCTGTAAAGCGAAGGCGCGTGCCAAGTGGGAAAAGCTGAAGGTAACGCCTGACCTGTTCAACAAGATCATGGCAGGGCTTAACAGGCAGTGTGCGAGTCAAGCGTGGCTCAAGGATGGCGGGCAGTTCGTCCCGCATCCGACGACCTGGCTTAACGGCGAGCGATGGAACGACGAGGTGCGCAGCAACGTTCACCAGTTGCCTAGCCGCCACCATGGATTCGCTGATCGCGACTACACCGCAGGCTTGATCGAGCGGGAGGATGGAACCTATGGCTTCTAACGCCCTAAATCTTGAGGTGTGCGATCTGGAGCGCCGTTTCGGAATCGTCTCAAAGACCCCTGCAAAGTGCGAAAAACATGGCGAATACGCGGCGGTTTTCCGTCGCAACTCTGACAAGCCGACTGGATGCCCTGAGTGCTCACGGGAGCTTGAAGCCGAAAAGCTGCGTGATGAGCAAGCCGAGATGTGGCGCCGAAACGAGCGTGAGCGCATGGAGCGACGGCTCGCTGGCGTAATGATCCCTCCGCGTTTCCAGGGCCGCACGTTCGACTCGTACCTCGCTCAGAACGATGGTCAGCGAAAAGCGTTGAAGGTCTGCCGACAGTACGCTGATGACTTCGCTGAGAATATGCGTCTGGGTCGTTGCCTTCTGCTGCTTGGCATGCCGGGAACCGGGAAGACGCATTTGGCGACAGCAATTGCCGGCCATGTCGTCTGCAATAGCTCATCTGTGACGGCGGCATACCGCACTGTCAGCGCAATTCTCCAGTTCGTTAAGGGAAGCTTTGACCGAGATTCTGAGTACACCGAATCCCAAGCGTTCGAGGCCCTCTGCGCCCCCTCACTTCTGATCATCGACGAGGTTGGAGCAACGAAGCCGACAGACTTCGAGCTTGCGACTCTCTTTAGCGTGATCGATGGGCGCTACCAAAATCTGATGCCGACCATCGTGATTTCGAACCTTAAGGCTGAGGAACTACCCGGTGCCCTTGGCGAACGATGCGTAGACCGTCTGCGCGAGAACGGCGGTATTGCTGTTCGGTTCGACTGGCCTTCGAAGCGCTCGGAGATTCGACATGACTAAGCCGAACAACGGAAAGATCACTACCGAAGGCCTGCAACTGCCGAGCGCTTGCGACATCTGCGGAAAGTCCCGGGCTCATGGAAGCCACGTGAAGTGCAGCAAGATCCGGCAGGCGCAGTACCAGGCGAAGAGGGCTGCGAAATGAAGACCTTCGAACTCCTGCGCATGGAAGGCCTGCGCACCTACGGTCGGCAAGTTGAGGCCAGCACCTGGCGCGAAGCCGAGCAGCAATGCCGCGACGGCGAGATCGTAAACGGCGAACTGATCGGTGTGTACGACTGCGATCCGGTGACTGAGGCGGTCTGCACTGCGCGCAATGACGTGATGATTGAGAGTCTGGGGGTGTGCTGTGGGTAGTGTAGAGAGAATTTTCTCCGGTGACGTAATTGATGATGCGTCCCATTTTTTTACCCCAATGCCAGCTGACCTCGTGGATGGCCTGATCGGCCAGTACAACGCCACCCGCGCCGGCATCACCGCCCTGGCCCAGGCCGTGCGCGCTGAGCAGTGCCGCGGCGTGCTGCACTACTTCGTCGAGGGCAACGTCTCCGACCAGCGCCACACGCTACCGAAGGCCGTGGACCAACTGTTCCGGGTGGAAGGCGCGATTGCCCAGTTGAACGCCGACTTCTGGAGCCGCGCGCTGCGCATGACCGACGTGCTCGATTGCATGCCGCAGAAGCGCCGCGACGAGTGGTTCGAGCAGATCAAGCACCCGGAAGGGAAGAAGCGGGACAAGTACGACACGGAATACGTGCTGCCGCCGCTGCCAGAGTTCGAAGAGAGCAGCGTGCGCGCTACCCTGGGCGGCCTGCTGGCCAGCCGGGCGAAGTTCTTCGCCGAGCGCGTCGATGGCATCTTCCGCGCGCTGAGCAAGGAGCACGTGACCAACTGCCCGCAGGGCTTCAACAAGCGCATGATCCTGCTGCGCGCCATCACCAGCTTCAGCACGGTCGACCACTCCACCGCCGGCGTGATCAACGACCTGCGCTGCGTGATCGCCAAGTTCATGGGCCGCGACGAGCCGAAGTGGAACTCGACCAGCCACGTGATCAGCGTGGCGCGCCAGGACAACGGCCAGTGGATGTCGATCGACGGCGGCGCGCTGCGGATCCGCATCTACAACGGCGTCGGCACCGCGCATCTGGAGGTGCACCCGGACATCGCCTGGCGCCTGAACGCCGTGCTCGCGAGCCTGTACCCGGCGGCGATCCCGGCTGAATTCCGGACCAAGCCGAAACGCACGAAGAAGATCAAGGACTTCGAGCTGTTCGACCGGCTGCTGCCGTTCGCGGTGATCGAGCTGCTGTCCGGCATGAAGCCCGCCTGGCGCAAGCGCGAGAATCCTGGCTTCCGCGAGCCCAAGTTCGTCGACGTCCCGAAGACCAGGCGCTTCGACCATGGCGACCACGACAAGGCTGCCTTGGCCGAGGCCGAGAAGGTGCTGGCCGCGCTCGGCGCCGTCCGCGACAAGGAGGGCAACTGCGAGTTCTGGCGGTTCGACTACGAGCCCGGCCAGGTGCTGAGCGAGGTCATTTGCAACGGCAGGATCCCCGACCACAAGAGCCACCAGTTCTACCCGACGCCGTCGAGCGTTGGCGAGCTGGCGGTCGATCAGGCCCTGGTCGGCGCGACCAGCGACATGAATTGGCTGGAGCCGAGCGCGGGGCAGGGTGGGCTCGCGGACCTGATGCCAACGGGGAGAACGCAGTGCGTCGAGATCAGCCCGCTGCACTGCTCAATCCTCAAGGCCAAGGGGCACAACGTGATCCAGGCGGACTTCCTGAAGTTCCAGCCTGCCGGCAACTTCGATCGCATTGTGATGAACCCGCCCTTCAGCGAGGGCCGCTGGCAGGCGCACCTGCAGCACGCCGCCAGCATGTTGAACTCGGTTGGCGGCCGCCTCGTCGCCATCCTGCCGGCCAGCACCAAGGGAAAGCAGCTGCTCGAAGGCTTCGACCACGAGTACTCGCAGGTCTTCGAGAACGAGTTTGCCGGAACCTCGGTCAGCGTGGTGATCCTTTCTGCGGAGGTGTGCTGTGGCTGACCGCACATTCCGCATTCAAGGTTCCGCTGGGATCCGTCCGGCTTTCGTTGCGGCCTGGAACCTCATCCAGGGACTGATGAAAGAAGCACAGGGCGGCTACGAGCTGGTCCTTCGCCCCCTCAAGTCGAAGCGCTCCATCGAGCAGAACAAGCGGTACCACGCGCTGCTCCGTGATCTGGCTGCCGTGGCTTGGCTGGATGGGCGCCAGTACGGTCCGGAAGCCTGGGCCGAGTACTTCAAGCAGACCTTCATCGGCTGGGATGACCTGCCGGGTGGCGGGAAGCGCGGGATCAGCACTACCACGCTCAGTGTCGCTGAGTTCGGCGACTACATGACTCGTATCGAAGCTTGGGCCGCCGAGCAAGGCTGGCCGCTGATGATTCAGGAGGCCGCATGAGCAAGTTCAAGGCGGGCGATCTCGCACTGGTTGTTAGCGGAAGTACCAGTTCCGTGAACGTCGGGCGCACGGTTCTGTTACTCGAAAGTATGGGGTCTCCTGTTTTCTACGAGTGGGATGGCGAGCGATATCACAACGCTAACGGCGATCACATCTGGATCATAGAGGCGCAAGGGGAGGCACTGGTAACAAGATTTGGTTACTGCGCGAAGCGTGGGCTGAGCGAGACAAGCACATCCTTCTTCGAAAGCTCCACGTGCCATACGGCGAGGAAGACAAAGCATGAGCGAAGACAAAGTTGTCCCGATGAAGAAGCGCGAAGACCGATATGAGGCCCTTATTGGGGCCCGTGACGAGTTCCAGGAGAACGTCTATGGCGCCATCCATGCGGCTTGGAACTCCGGCGTTGATCGTGAGCTGATGCGCGACCAGATGCTGTGCATCCTCCACCGAATCATGGCCGACCTCGACTTTGACCAAGTGAAGTTCGATCCGGAGGAGCCGGCATGATTATCGGTATCGACCCGGGCTGCACTGGGGCGATTGTGGTGCTCACGGAGAGCCTGAACCACGTCGCCAGCCTCAACATGCCCACCGTCAAGGTAGGAACCAAGAGCCGCGTAAACGGCGCTGCAATCGCGGCGTTCCTGCGCGAGAAGGTGGGTGAGTTCGTTTCCCACGCTTACCTGGAGCAGGTTGGAGCCATGCCGGGGCAGGGCGTCTCATCGATGTTCACCTTCGGCCATGCGGCCGGCGTAGTAGAAGGCATCCTCCAAGGCCTAAGCATTCCTTATTCGTTGGTCACTCCTCAGGCATGGAAGAAGCGCGCTGGGCTGATCGGCATGGATAAGGATGCTGCGCGGAGTCGAGCCATCCAGCTCTATCCAAACCTGCGGGATCTAGATACCAAATGCCGCGGGCAAGCCATTGCCGATGCATTACTGATCGCACGGTTCGGAGAGAAGCCATGACCGCTGAACTCCAGGGCGTCCTGATCTTTACCTCAGCTTTCGCCCAGGTCTTCCTCCTCGGTCTGAACAGCAAGCTCCTTCGTGACGACAAGATCGCCGCCGGCTTCGTAGTGTCCTGGATGATCACGCTAGCCCAGTTCGGCTACATCTGGGCCGTCGCGCACTCGCGCATCGATACCGTCCCTTTCCTGGTGATCTCTGGCTTCGGAGGTTCCATCGGTATCACCTCCGCGCAGTACTTCTACCGCTGGTACGACAAGACTTTTCATCGCAAAGGGGAGAGCGCATGAGCGACGTCAAGCCGACCAATCCCAAAGACCTAATCGGTAGCGGGAAGCTGCCGCTTCACCTTTGGCCGACTACCGCTACCGCGATGGGCTGCATTGGCCTGCTAGAAGGGATGCTGAAGTACGGGCGCAGCAACTGGCGTGAGGCTGGTGTGCGCGCATCCATCTACGTGGACGCCTGCAAGCGCCATCTGGATGCATGGTTCGAGGGTGAAGAGTGCGCTCCAGACAGCGGATCACCCCATCTCGCCAACGCCCTGGCATGCCTGGCGATCCTGGTTGACGCCAAAGCGGCCGGTAAGCTCGTAGATGACCGCCAGTACAACGGTTCCGGTTACCGGGAACTGGTTGAAAGCCTGACCCCGCAGGTGGCGCACCTCAAGGGCCTGTTCTCCGACAAGGCGCCGAAGCACTACACCATCGCTGACAACGCACAGGAGCAAGCCTAATGTCCCAACGCAAAGCGACCGATGAGCAGCTAATCGAAGCGCTGCAGCACAAGACAGTACCCGAGGTTGCTGCGCTGTTCGGCATGCATCCGCGCCGAGTTTACGAGCACAAGTCTCGCTTAAAGCGTGAGATGCAGGCCCCCATTGTGCAGTTGCCGCCTGCTGCTGATCTCACCTATAGCGAGCTTGTACAAGACCGCATCCGCCGCTATCAGCGCAAAATGCAGCACGAGGAAGGCCGCAAGCTGATCAGCGTAAGAGTCCCTATTGGGGGCCCTTATGCTCTGGTCTTTATGGGTGATCCACACGTCGACGACGACGGCACTGACTGGATGACCCTACAGCGTGATATCCAGATCATCAACGACACCGAAGGCATGTACGCATGCAACGTGGGCGATACCACTAACAACTGGGTGGGGCGCCTAGCTCGGCTCTATGGTGAGCAATCCACTTCCGCCAAGGAGGCATGGATTCTCGCAGAGGGATTCATCAAGGAACTGAAGCACAAGTGGCTGTTCCTGATCGGCGGAAACCACGATGCATGGAGCGGCGCAGGTGACCCGCTCGACTGGATCACTGGCAGCGTGAACGCGCTGTATCAGTCCAGCGAATGTCGCCTGTCCGTGAACAGCGGGAAGCATTCAATCGTGATCAACGCCCGCCACGACTTCGCCGGCCACTCCATGTGGAACCCAGCGCATGGCGTCATGAAGGCTGTGCAAATGGGCACCTGGGATCACATCAGTGTATGTGGCCACAAACACGTAACCGGCTACATGCCGCTCAAGTCTCCGAGCGGGCGCATCTGTCACGCAATGCAAGTCAGCAGCTACAAGATCTTCGACCGGTACGCCCGCGAGAAGGGGTTCCGCGATCAGAACATAAGCCCGGCAATGGTGGCCGTTGTTAACCCTGCATATTCCGACAATGACCCGCGCATGATCACCATTCTGCATGACGTGGCTGAAGCTTCCGAGTTTCTGCGCTGGAAAAGAGAGAGGGACGCAGCATGACGGTCTATCGCGACGCAGCACACGCAATTGCTCGAATCATGAGCATCGAGACAATTGACGGGACGAACAAAGCGTTCTGGCAAAGTCAGTACGAATCCGGCTATCAAGAAGAACCAGTGGCAGCGAATCCTTGCCCGCTCAGAACAGAGGAAAGGCTAACTCAGGATGCGATGACAAGGGCGATGATCCATCGCGAGTTGCCTCCGACGCTATGGTATGCGCTGGTTGCAAAATACAGCATCAATGACGCAGAGGTGGTCGATGCTATCCGCTGGCTTGTGCCAAAGGCGGTTACTCCGGCTCACCATTTGTTTCGTATGAAGTGCGTTACCGCGTGGGCGATTCCTCAGAAGCGAGGAGTAAAGGAGGGCGCCAAGACGTCCCCCCGGGGACTTCCTGACTCGTTTTATCAGGTGCATACCTGGGATACCGATGGAACTCCTGATGGGACCCTACGTCGCTGGAAGCACCTTACAAACAAGTGGCTTGAGGAACAGATTGACTTGGCATTCCGCGAAGTAACCACTTTGTTGGATAAAGATTCGCTTATTTCTCGAATAGCCGCATAAACTATTTGACAGTAAGCGAACAAGCGAACAGAATATATTCATCTTGCGGTAATGCCGCATAAGAATCCTTCGGGTTGCGACTACGCGGCCGGGATCGCCTTGGAAACGCAGGCGTTAAAGTGAAGTGGGAGCCGGTGGAAGCCCGGCACGGAGTGAATGCGCAGTGATGATGCGCACCGTCCAGCCTGGAGCGCTTCTGATCAAAGCATCCCGGGGGCTGGCAAGCTGGAGATCATCGCCGGCCACTCCAATAATTCAGAGCCCAGCCTAGCGCTGGGCTTTTTGTTTATGCAGGCGAATGCCGGATGATGACCGGCTAATCAGGCGAACGAGACCAATCCCGGTGTAGCGATACGGCGCGGGTGTAGGCGGCGAGATGAGTATGGTTAGCCGCCAGGGTAAGGGGTAAAACGAGGCGTCGTCACCAACACGCCTATCGTCGCTAACCAGGAGTCGCATCACCTGGCGCCTGCTCCCTTCTTAGGGACCGATGGCAGTAAGACCCAAGTGAGCCGGCTTATCCGGTGACTGCCCAATTAAAGTCCTCTTCGGAGGCTGCCAGGTTGAGCTTTAAGCCGCCTGGTACTGATCCCCATCAGCGCTGCACCCCAGCGGCGCCTTTGCCCGCAGCCCCGCGGGCGTTTTATTCACCTGTAGCCCCTCACCGGGTAGTCCGAGACTATGAAGATGCCTGAAAAGGACCCGAACTTCTGGTCAGCGGCATTGGCGTGGCTGACCACTGTGTCGCCGCAGCTTTACGCCCTGGCGTTGTCGGTAGTGGTCGCGGTCACACGTGTTATCTATGGCGGTGGAACTCGTCGACAAGCGCTGATGGAAGGCGCGCTCTGTGGCCTCGTTACGCTGACCATCGTTCCTCTCCTGACCTATTTCAATCTGCCGGAAAACATGGCTGCCTTCGCTGGCGGCTTCGTTGGCTTCCTCGGCGTGGAGAAGATCCGCGCAGTAGCTGAGCGTTACGTCAACTCGAAGGTAGACAAGCAGTGAACATCTCGAAGGCCGGTCTCGATCTCATCAAAGAGTTCGAGGGTCTTCGCCTGAGCGCCTATCAGGACTCAGTTGGTGTTTGGACCATTGGCTACGGCCATACGCGCACAGCCAAACAAGGGATGAGCATTACTGGTGACCAGGCTGATGCGCTTCTCATCGCTGATCTGGCCGATGCAGAGGACGACGTTGAACGGTACGTACGGCAAGACATGCGGCAGAACGAATTCGACGCACTGGTCAGCCTCGTCTTCAACATTGGCGGCAGCAACTTCTCCCGTTCCACCATGCTCCGCTTGATCAATGAGAAGGCCGAGGCTTGGAAGATTGGCGCTGAATTCCTGAAGTGGGTATACGCCAAGGGGCGCAAGCTTCCAGGGTTGGAGCGTCGTCGTCTGGCTGAGCGGAACCTGTACCTAAAAGGTGCGTGATGGAATGGCTCGGCGCGATCCTCATCCTTGCTGTGATCGCACGGAACGCCTACCTCGTTATTGATGAGTGGTCAGTCGGTGGAGTCATCTGGCACGTTCTGATGGTCCTGGGCTGGTCGGCTCTGTTCTGGATCCACGTATCGGGCATCGTACTCGGCAAGGTGTTCTGTGACTAAGTGGCTGCTCGTTGCAGTGGGTGTGCTGGCTGTCTTGCTGGCAGGTACCGCGTCAGCCTGGCGCATGAGCGTTCTAATCAACGAGCGTGACCAGTACCGTGCTTCCGCTGAGCAAGCCAAAGCACAGGCAAGTGACTATCAACGCCGCGTAGAAGCCGGCAACGCCATCGAGCGCACCTATCTAGAGGCAGTGAAGAGTGCAAACGCTCAAAACGATCAGCTTCGCGCTGACATCGCTTCTGGTGCTCGCCGGGTGTACGTCAAAGCCAATTGTCCAGTGCAGCATCCCGGAGCCGCCCCAGGCTCTGATGCAGGAAGAGCCGAGCTTGCTCCCGATGATGGACAAACTGTTTCAGATCTCCGAGCCGGCATCGAGCGAAAAGAAGCGATGATCAAGGCCCTACAGGAATACATCAATGACATGCGCAGGATGTCAGCGACGCCGTGAATGGATCGCTAAGTGGACGAGGGTCGCATATGAGCGAGCGCGTGGAGTCATTACTGGAGCAGCAGCTTCAGGAGATGAAGCAGACCAACGCTCTTCTGGCTCAACTGATCAAGAGCAACGCAGCGTTGATCGAGGCTCTAGCTCAGAGTGACGATGCGGAAATACCGATGCTGAGTTACCTGGACGGCTCAAAGCTGTGAGCAAAGGACGGCTCAGTACCCTTAAGCCACGCGTCCAGATGGCGCAGGCAAGGGCAATACAGACGGTCAGCCCTGATAGCTGGAGGTCTGGAAAGAACTCCACTCAGCGTGGGTACGGATACAGATGGCAAAAGGCGAGGGCGCGGTTCCTTGCTAGGCATCCACTGTGCCGCTCCTGTAGCGAAGCAGGACGTGTAGTGGAGGCTACTGAGGTCGACCACATCATTGCACATCGAGGTGATCAGGCGCTTTTCTGGGACGAGTCGAACTGGCAGCCATTGTGCAAGCCATGCCACTCCGCGAAAACCCAAGAAGAGATGCGATCTTCCTGAAAATCAGGATATTTGAGAATAATTCTCAATAAAATCAAAGCAGGATAGGGGGGGTAGGAAAAAATTTTCAGACCGATCCCTTCTAGACCGCGCCCGAACTCATTTGCAGATTATTTCCCCGTTAACAGGAGTTGTTAACTCATGGCGTTAACCGAACAGAAGCGCCGGTATGCCGCCGCGCGGCTGTCCGGGATGGGCAAGAAGGCTGCGGCCATCGAGGCTGGGTGCCCAGAGAAAACCGCTGCACAGGCAGCATCGCGCTATGAGAAGGATCCTGATGTTCAGGCCGCTATGGGGCGGCAGTTAAAAGTTGCGGAGAAGAAGGTTGCCGCTACGTCAGTAGATCCTGATCCATACATCCCGGCTAGGTCGGATGACCCTCTGGAGTTCATGCGCCAGATGATGAACGACCTTGAAGCCGATCCGAAGCTGCGCCTTGACGCGGCCAAGGCCCTGGCGGGATTCACCATTGCCAAGCCAGGCGAGAAAGGCAAGAAGGAAGAGCGCCAGGAGAAGGCCGAGGAGGCTGGAAAGAGCTCACGCTTCGGTTTGCGTAAGGGGCACTTGAAGGCGGTTAACTGATGCAATGGACTACCGCCTGCCCCGATTGGGAGTCACGGATCGAGGCGGGTAAATCTCTTGTTCCGCTCAAGCCGATCTTTCAGGATCAGGCGGATGACGCGCTGGATGTGTTCTGCAACCTGCGCATGGTGGACGCCACTGGCAGCCCGCTAATGGGCGAGACGTGCCGGCCGTGGGTGCTTGACCTGGTAGCGGCGCTGTTCGGCGCCTACGACGAGTCGACCGGGCGACGTCTGGTCACAAACTATTTTCTGATGGTGAGCAAGAAGAACGGCAAGAGCACAATTGCCGCTGGCATCATGCTCACCGCGCTGATCCTCAACGCGCGGCCATCGGGTGAGTTCATCATCCTGGCGCCGACAAAGGAAGCGGCAGACAACGCCTACAAGCCGATTCGCGACATGATCAAGGCAGACGATGAGCTGGAGGCGCGATTCCACGAGCAGGAACACATCCGCACTATCACCGACCGCTTGAACAAGGCGACTTTGAAGGTGGTGGCGGCCGACTCTGCCACGGTGACCGGCAAGAAGGCCATTGGTGTGTTCATCGACGAACTCTGGGAGTTCGGCAAACAGGCCAAGTCGGCGAAGATGCTGACCGAGGCCACCGGCGGACTAGCCTCGCGACCGGAAGGTTTCGTCTTCTACTGCACCACGCAGTCGGACGAGCCTCCAGCCGGTGTGTTCAAGGCGAAGCTGGATTATGCCCGCAAGGTTCGAGATGGACTGGTAGAGGACAAGAGATTCCTCCCGGTCATCTACGAGTTCCCGAAGGCGATGATCGCTCAGGGATTGCACCGTGACCTTGCCAACGCCCACATCACCAACCCGAATTGGGGGCTATCGGTCGACCAAGAGGTCCTAGAGCAGAAATATCAGGAAGCGCGAGAAGAGGGTGAGCATGCCATCCGTAACTTCCTGGCCAAGCACTGCAACGTAGAGATCGGTCTTGATCTGCGCTCTGACCGCTGGACCGGCGCGGAATTCTGGGAAGCCCAGGGCGATTCCAGTCTGACACTTGAGAGCCTGCTTTCGTTGAGCGAGGTGGTCACTGTCGGCATCGACGGCGGAGGTCTAGATGACCTTTTGGGTGTCACGCTGATAGGCCGTGAGAAAGGTGGTGACCGCTGGTTTAGCTGGTCGAAAGCCTGGGCGCATCCGGTGGCATTGGAGCGGCGACAGTCGGAAGAATCCAAGTACCGAGACTTCGAGAAACAGGGTCACCTGCGGATCATCGATGAGCTACCGGGTGACGTGTCCGAGGTCGCCGATCTGGTCAAGCTGGTCGATGACGAAGGCTTGCTCGGCTCGGTCGGTATGGACCCGGAGAAAACCCACAAGGTAATGCTCGAAGCACTGCTCAATCGGCAGATTGAAGAGAGCAAGCTGTTCGGTGTCAGCCAGGGCTGGAAGCTCTGCGGGGCGATCAGCATTGCCGAGCGAAAACTTGCGGAGAAGAAGCTGACCCATGCCGCGCAGCCGCTTATGGCCTGGTGCGTCGGTAATGCCCGAGTTGAGCCTCGTGCTAACTCGATCCTGATCACCAAGCAGGCTAGCGGCTCCGCAAAGATCGACCCGCTGATGGCGTTGTTTAACGCCGTCACGCTGATGGCGCTGAACCCGCCGGCAGCGACGAAGAAATACCAAATGTTTGTATTGGGCTGATCGCCCAGTACCTATAGAGCCCGCCTAGAGCGGGCTTTCTCGTTTCTGGAGAGCCCGCAATGAAGACCAATCGAGCGTACAGCACCCTTGAGGTGAAAGCGCTGGACGATGAGAAGCGTGTAATCACTGGTATTGCTTCCACTCCATCGCCGGATCGGATGCAGGACGTGGTTGAACCGAAAGGCGCCCAGTTCAAGCTTCCTATTCCTTTCCTCTGGCAGCACAACCACGACGAGCCGATTGGCCATGTCACTGACGCAAAGGTCACTCAGAAGGGTATCGAGGTGTCGGTTCAGCTAACGCAGGTTGAAGAGCCTGGGAAGCTGAAAGACCGGCTTGATGAAGCATGGCAATCGATCAAGTCGGGCCTTGTGCGCGGCCTTTCTATCGGTTTCTCCGCAAAAGAGTTCGAGCAGATCCCCGGTTCTTGGGGGCTGCGCTTCTTGTCCTGGGAATGGTTCGAGCTTTCTGCTGTGACCATCCCGGCAAACGCAGAGGCAACCATTACTTCTGTGAAATCCATCGACCGCGAGCAGCGCGCCGCGCTTGGCATCAAGTCTGTTCCGGTCGTGCGTATCACTCCCGCCGGCGCTTCGGCAATCAAGACCAAAACCATCAAAGTTCCGAAGCCCCAGGAGGGCAACGACATGAAGACTACCGCTGAACAAATTGCCGAGTTCGAAGCAACTCGCGTAAGCAAGGCTGCCGAGATGGAAGCCATCATGACCAAGGCTGCCGAGGCCGGTGAAACCCTAGATGCCGATCAGTCTGAGCAATTCGACACTCTCGAAGCCGAGATCGCCGCTATCGACAAGCACATCGGTCGACTGAAGCAGATGCAGAAGGCGCAGGCTGCCAATGCCAAACCTGTCACTGAAGAGGCCGGTGCTCAGCGCATGGCAAACGTGAAAGCTCTGGATTTCAAAGAGGTTCAGGTCCGCGCCAAGAATACCCAGAAGCTGGAGCCCGGCATCGCCTTCGCCCGCGCTGCTAAGTGCCTGGCGCTCGGTCATCTGGAGCATCGCGACGCTATCGGTATCGCCAAGTCTCTGTATGAGGGCCAAGACTCGATCATCGCCGCCACTCAGCGTTTGGTGACCAAGGCTGCCGTCGCCGCTGCTACCACCTCCGATGCAACCTGGGCTGGCCCTCTGGTCGGTGATGAAACCAGCGTGTTCGCAGATTTCGTAGAGTATCTGCGCCCGCAGACCATCCTCGGCCGCTTCGGCACCAACGGCATCCCCAGCCTGCGCCGTGTGCCGTTCCGTGTCCCGCTGATCGGCCAGACCTCCGGCGGCGACGGCTACTGGGTCGGCGAGGGTCAGGCAAAGCCGCTCACCAAGTTCGACTTCGAGCGTAAGACCCTGGAGCCGCTGAAGGTCGCGAACATTGCAGTAGCGACCATGGAAGTCATTCGTGACTCCAGCCCGGCCGCCGATGGCATCATCCGCGACCAACTCGCAGCAGCACTGCGTGAACGTCTGGATATCGACTTCATCGACCCGGCCAAAGCTGCCGTCGCAGGAGTTTCCCCGGCTTCTATCCTCAATGGCGTAGCTGGCATCCCGTCGAGCGGTAACACTGCTGATGATGTGCGCGCTGATATCCGTGCACTGTTCAACGCCTTTATCGCCGCGAACAACGCTCCGACCTCTGGCGTGTGGCTGATGCCTGCTACCACTTCTCTGGCCTTGAGCCTGATGCAGAACCCGCTTGGTCAAGCAGAGTTCCCTGGCATCTCCATGACTGGGGGCGAGCTGTTCGGACTTCCGGTGATCGTTTCGGAGTACATCCCGACTTCTTCGGCGGGTGCTGTGGTGGCTTTGGTGAACGCCAGCGATATCTACCTCGGAGACGAAGGCGGCGTTGATCTGTCGATGTCTACCGAAGCATCGCTTCAAATGGACAACGCTCCAGACAACCCGACTACCGCCAGCACTGTCCTGGTTTCGCTGTGGCAACGCAACCTGGTCGGCTTCCGTGCAGAGCGTGCAATCAACTGGGCGCGTCGCCGCGCTTCGGCTGTTGCGTACCTGACCGGCGTGAACTGGGGCGCGTAACCGAGAACGGGGCGCTTCGGCGCCCCTTTCTTCTGGAGGCTAAATGATCGGATTCATCAAGCGGCTGTGCTGGGCCTGTTTCGTTGGTCAGGACTGCTGCCAGGATGACCGAATCCTTTGGGATGAATCGACTCCCTGGGACAACGACACGGAGTGGTTCTGATGCCAGTCTCTGACGCAGATATCGACAACGCGGTACCAGCTGGTGGAATCCCTTCCCGCAGCCTGACCAATGCGGTGCTGAAGGAGATTCGCACCATCGCCCAAAACGGCGAGAACGCGGCATCCTTCGTGCAACGGGTGGCATCACCGGCTGATGGTTCGACGGTTGAAGTCAACCAAGTGCGGCAGAACGGAATCGTCATTCTGGAACCATCTAATAACCTGGCGGCCCTGACCATTCGCCTGCCAGTAGCGCCGAACCAGCGCGATGGTCAGATCATCCGCCTGGTGACAACCAAAGACATCTCATCCCTGAGTTTCGTCGACGCCACGCTGCTGAATGGCATCGACACCATGCTGGCGAATGATGCATTCGCCTTCCAAGTCATTGACGACAACACTTGGGTGAGGACCGTCGGATGAGACTACTCCTGGCAGTACTGGCCCTGTTTTCATCGCTCTGCTTCGCCGCTGGAAACGATGTCGCCGTGGAGCAGCGCAACGCCGCCAACAGTGGCTGGGTCACGCGTCTGATGGCCAGCCCGGCCACCGACGGCATCCTGATCTACAACAAGACCACGCTGCTTCCGCAATGGGTAACGCTGGGCAGCGGTTTGGCGATCAGCTCGGGTGTGCTGGTGCCGACGCAGGCGGATTGGGCGGCGGTCAGCGGTCCGTCGGTAATTCTGAATAAACCAGTCATCCCGGATGCGCAGGTGCAGACCGATTGGAACGCCACCACAGGGCTCGGCGTGCTGCTGAACAAGCCATCGCTGTCCGCGGTTGCCACCTCTGGCGCCTATGCCGACCTCAATGGCAAGCCGAGCATTCCCGCAGCACAAGTAAATAGCGACTGGAACGCAGGAAGCGGTGTCGCACAGATACTGAACAAGCCCATTCTGTCCACCGTCGCTACTACTGGAAGCTACACAGACCTGAGCAACAAGCCGACCATTCCAACAGAGTTCTCGGTGGGCTCGCCGACTTCGCGCAGCGTGTCGCTCGCCACGGCCTACCAATGTACCAATAACGCTAGGCCATGCTCGATCACGATTACCTTGCAGGCGCAGAGTTCGGTCAGCTTGGGTGGAGCAAGTAACAACGAGGGTGCAGTCACCATCGGCAGCACGTCCGGCGTGGCTACCGGAACCGGTACCAATATTGCGACCTACAAGAACAACCTGGGTGGCACGCTGGTGATCGGCCTGAATCTGAATAGCCAGCAGGCCAACACCTATTCGGTGCTGCTTCCCGCTGGCTGGTACTTCGCGGTACGCCAGACGGCAGGCTCAGGCCTTCAGGTTGTGTCCGCTTTCGATCAAGCGCTGTGAGGTATCCATGAACGTCCAAGTAGTCGATCTGAAAACCGGCAAGCTGAAGACGATGCAGGTCAAGTACGCCAACATCTTGGTCAAGATGAAGCGGGCGCGCTGGCCTGAAGAAGTTGCCGAGGTGGAGAAAATCCACGTTCCGGAAACCGAAAAAGAAGTCGAAACGGAATCCGATGAGAGTCCCGAAGAGTTGCCGGAAGTCCCGAAGAAGCGCGGCCGCAAACCAAAGGTTCAGGAGTAATCCACGGTGATGAAAAAGGCACTGCAAAAGGCGAGATCGGCATGCCGATCTGCGCTCGCTTTCCTTGTGAGCGCGGTGCTCTGGATCGTTGCCCTGTTCATCGGTGGCGCCGCTTCGATTGTGGCGGGAGTCAATGTGTTGCTAGGGCCAGGTGCCGCGCTGATTGGCGCCGGTATAGCCATGCTCTGCGCCTGCTATCTGCTCAAGAGGGCTGTGATCAATGGCTAACAGCCTGAGCATTTTCGCGACCGTAAAAGCCGCCGCAGTGAGTAGCGAAAAGGCACTCCAGAACGTGCCTGTTTCCCGCGGCTGGTGGCCGCTGATTCAAGAGCCATTCACTGGTGCGTGGCAGCGGAACAAGGAAGAGCGGATCGACACGCTTCTCCAGTATCCGACCCTCTACGCGTGCGTTTCGCGGATCGCTACAGACATTGGGAAGATGCCATTCAGCCTAAAGGCTAAAAACTCGAATGGAATTTGGGAGGTTATCGAGAGCCCGGCGTTCAGCCCCGTTCTCCGCAAACCGAATCACTACCAGACCGCCCAGCAGTTCCGCGAGCACTGGTCGCTCTCGAAGAAGACTCAGGGAAACACATACGCCCTGAAAGGCCGCGATATGCGTGGCGTAGTCATCGGATTATATATTCTCGACCCTTGCCGCGTGATGCCTTTGGTGTCCGATTCTGGTGAGGTGTTTTACCAACTCTACACTGACAATCTGAATCTTTTGCCGGATGGCGAAACTAACCTGATCGTGCCGTCCACCGAGATCATTCATGATCGCTGCATCTGCCCGTTCCACCCTCTGATCGGTCTGCCTCCGATTGCAGCTGCATACTGGCCAGCGCTGAAAAACATGCGGATCCTGCGCTCGTCGTCAGAGTTCTTTGCGAACAATGCTCAGCCTTCTGGGATTCTCTCTGCACCAGGTGCTATCTCTGACGGGACTGCTGATCGTCTACGGGCGTACTGGAACGAGAACTTCACTGGCACTAATGCCGGGAAGGTGGCAGTTGTAGGGGATGGTCTGCAATTCGTTTCCTTGGCATCGAAGTCTGTCGACTCCCAGATGGTTGAGCAACTCCGCTACTCGGACGAGCAGATTTGCCAGCCTTTCGGTATTCCTCCGTTCAAGGTAGGACTCGGTTCCATTCCTGCCGGGCTCGGCGTCGACGCGATCAACCAGCTCTACTATGACGATGCTTTGCAGGCCGATATCCAGGCGATGGAATGCCTGCTCAGCGAAGGGTTGAACACCTATCCCTACAAAGTCGATCTCGACGAGTCTGTGTTGATGCGAATGGACGCCGGCAAGAAGGCCGATTACCACAAGACGCTCATCGACGGCAGCATCGAGACGATCAACGATGCGCGGATGTCGTTCAACCTGCCACCTTTGGTTGGCGGAAATACCGTGTACATGCAGCAGCAGGATTTCCCTCTGGATCAGGTGCGCAACAACGTTTTGCCTAACCAGGCGCAAGCTGCTGAACCGGCGCAAAATCCTGAGCCCACTGACGAAGAAATCCTTGCCACCGAAGAAACCCAGAAGGCCATGGATGAGCTGTTTTTCCTGAAGGCTATCCAAGCCGCACGCACTGAGGCCATTCAATGATCGACCCAGTAGAGTTCGGCAAGGCGATGGGCGCCATCGTCCGCGAAGCCACGGCGCCGCTGATTGCCCGTATCGAGCAGCTGGAAAAGGCACTGTCCGCCCAGACGATCCCGTCCGCCGACGAGGTCGCTGCACGGATAGACCTTGGCGCTCTGGCGAAATCCGCAGCAGAAATGGTGCCCCCTCCCCAGGATGCCGACATGGAAGCGCTCAAGGAGCACCTATCCGAACTGGTGAAGGCCATCCCTGCGCCGGCGGATGGGCAAAGCGTGACCGTGGAAGATGTGGCACCGCTGATTCGCGAAGAAGTGGCTAAGGCAGTTGCAGAGCTTCCGCCGGCGAAGGATGGCGAGTCGGTCACGGCTGACGATGTTCGCCCAATACTAACTGAGCTGGTGGATTCCGCAGTGAAGTTGTTGCCACCGGCAGCGCCCGGCAAAGACGCCAACATGGGCGAGCTGAAAGATCATCTCGCCGAACTCGTGAAGGGCATCCAGCTGCCATCTGTTCCGACTGCGGAAGAGGTAGCCGGCCTGTTCGAGCGTCGATTCTCTGATCTGACCTTGCACTGGGAGCGCTCCGTCCGCGAAGAAACAAGCAAAGCTCTGGATCGAATCCCTGCGCCGAAGGATGGCCGCGATGCGCTGCCGCTGGAATCGTTCGAGCTTGAGCTTGGCGAGGATGGCCGCACCGTAACAGTCAAGATGCAGGCCGGCGAAACGCTGATCGAGAAATCCGTGAAGATCGCCTCCGTCATCGATCGCGGCGTTTTCAGCGCTGAGAAGTCCTACGAACAAGGCGATGGCACCACCTATGGCGGCTGCTACTGGATCGCCCAGAAGGATGCGCCGGTTGGCGTCCCGGGCGGTTCAGACGACTGGCGTCTCGCTGTGAAAAAAGGTCGTGATGGAAAGGACCTGCGCGACAACGCATCGAAGCATGATCCGAGCAAGGGCGTGAGCATCAAGACCAATCAGCTTGACGGAACCAACGGTAATGGTTACCAGCCCATTGGCAATGGCAGCAGCGGCAACGCTCAGCCGCCGAAGGAGCGGTAATGGAGTACGTCACCCTAGATCGCGCCAAGGCCCATCTGGCGATGGACCACGATGATGACGACACCCTCATCTCGGCTTACATCACCGCCGCATCCGGCGCCGTGAAGAACTATCTGAAATCGGCATCAGCCTACGAGGTCGAACGCGACAGCAACGATGATCCGGTTCTGGATAGCAATGGCGATCCTGTATATGCACGTGATAGTAGCGGGTCCAAAGAAGTTCGGCTTGAGGTCCAGCAGGCAGTTCTGCTGTTGATCGGTTTCTTCTACAAGGATCGCGACGAGAACCCGGATGGGGCTTTTGAGCAAGGCTACTTGCCGAAGCCTGTCACGGCGCTGCTCTACACGCTACGTGATCCGGCTCTTGCGTAGGTATCGGACATGAGCTTGAAAGCAGGCCGTCTCCGCCATCGCGTGGACATTCAATCCAAAGTCCAAACGCAAGATCCACAGACTGGCGAGATTATCGAAACTTGGGTTACTACCTGGCCCCAAGTGCCGGCAGAGATTGCACCTTTGAGCGTTCGAGAGTACATCGCCGCGCAGGCGATCCAGTCGAACATCAGCGCCCGAATCGTGATTCGGTATCGGGATGGCATGCTGCCGACGATGCGTATCCTGCACAAGGGCCGCATCTATAACCCGGCTGGCTGGCTTCCTGATCCAGTGCGCGGAAATGAATACCTCACTGCCCCCTGTTCCGAAGGCGTCAACGAAGGCTGATGACCGACAAGAAATGGACTGGCTGCACGGTAGCATGCGTCGCCAGCGGCCCCAGCTTGTGTGCTGAGGACTGCCAGGCGCTCGAGGGAGCAGGCTTGCCCACGATTGCGGTCAACCACTCCTGGCAGATGGCTCGCTTTGCCGATGTCGTCTATGCCGGCGACAGAGTGTGGTGGGAGCAATACGGCCACGAGATCGACATTCCGGCCGAGCGCTGGACGCACAACCCGAACGCCGCCCAGGCTCTTGGCATCCTCGCCAATGGAAAAGGCCAGTCGGTGCTGAACAGCGGATACCGCGCCATCGAACTAGCCATCACCTTCGGTGCCGCCCGGGTACTGCTACTCGGTTACGACTGCTCTGTCCGCCATGGCACCCACTGGCACGGCGACCACCAGAAGACCAAGAACCCGGACCATCGTCGGTGCGCCGAGTGGTTGAACCACTTCGGCCGTCTGGCCAGGAATGGCGCCGAGGTCATCAACTGCTCGCGGGAAACGGCGCTGACGTGCTTCCCGCGAATGAGCCTTGAGGAGGCGCTTTGTTCATTCGCGGAATGATGGGTCTGGGGGATGGAATCTTTCAGCGTGCCTTCGTCAAGAACTACCCAGGCGCATATCTAGAAACCCCTTGGCCTGAGCTATATCGCGATCTTGACGTGAAGTGCGTTCGACCTGATACGCAGCTCAGGACGCAGGCCAAAAACATCGGTCGGCACAGCCAATGGCATGCTCCAGCGTCGGGTGGAATGCTGCGTATCGCCTATCACCGTGAGCCAATAGTCCAGGGCATGCGGAAATGCTTCCGTGTGAATCCGAAGGAGTTCGATCTACCAGACTTCGGTTCACCGCCGGTAGAAGGTCGCTATGTCCTGGTAAGGCCAGCGACAGTTCGTGCTGAATGGCGTGCAGATACGCGAAACCCTCTTCCGGAGTACATAGCCAGCGCGTCGGCAGAAATTCGCCGTAGGGGCTGGAAAGTGGTGTCTGTGGCCGATCTCGAAGAGGGCAAGGAATGGGCCGTGGGCGAACTGCCTCCTGCTGATATGCGCTTCCACAAGGGCGAGCTTCGCGTAACGCAATTGCTGTCTCTACTACAGCACTCAGATGCAGTCATCGGCGGCATTGGCTGGATCGTGCCAGCCGCCATCGCCGCCAAGGTTCCGGCCTGGATAATCTGCGGCGGACAGGGCGGTTTCAACGCGCCAGAAATGATCACTGACCCATGCATGGACCTGTCCCGCATTACCTTCGCGGTTCCAGACAGGTTCTGCCGCTGCACGCTCAAAGAACATAACTGCGACAAGAGAATCATCGACTATGACCGCAAGTTTGCCGAATGGGCTAACCGACTGCCTGCTCTGGTCTGAAGAGCTTGGAATGGGTTTCCACCCGCGCCCTCCGATGGACTACACGGGACCGTATTTCGAGAAGTATCAGGCGCTTGACGCAACTCCAATGGGGGAGGCACTGACCAGGGCCCGAATGGAAATGGTGAAGCGGCACATTGATCCCGCATCGGTGCTTGATGTCGGCATTGGTGGTGGTCGTTTCGTCGAGGAGGCTGGCTGCTTTGGGTATGACGTCAACGAGCAGGCAAACTTCTGGCTTAGATCGAAGAATGTATTCAGGGATGCAAGCTTTGGATGGCCTGCAATGACATTCTGGGATAGCCTGGAGCATGTTCCCGATCCTGAGGCCCTAGTTCGCTCGGTCGGTGAGTGGGTATTCGTCTCCATGCCCGTCTACAAAGACCAGGCCGATTGCCTGAAGTCGAAGCACTTCAAGCCTGGTGAACACCTGCACTACTGGAGCGTTCGGGGTCTAGTCGGGTGGTTTGCAAAGATGAATTTCGGCTGTGTCGAGATCAACGAGCGAGAGTCAGAACTCGGTCGAGAGGGTATCACCAGCTTTGCGTTCCGGAGATTCCATGACTGATACCGTTGAGTTCAGCATCGCCGGTCTAGATTCACTGCTTGGCAAACTGGACTCGATTACGGATGACGTGAAGCGGAGGGGCGGACGCGCCGCGCTGCGTAAGGCCGCAATGATCGTGGTGAAGGCAGCTAAGCAGGGTGCGGAAAAAGTCGACGATCCAGGAACCGGCCGGAGTATTTCCGACAATATCGCGTTGCGCTGGAACGGTCGTCTCTTCAAACGCACAGGAGACTTAGGTTTCAGAATTGGAGTTCTGCATGGCGCCGTTCTTCCGAAGAAAAGTGAGCGATCGGATAAGGCTGCAAACGCCCCGACGCCGCACTGGCGGCTTCTTGAGTTCGGCACCGAGAAAATGCGTGCCCAGCCGTTCATGCGGAATGCATTGGCTGACAACATTGCAGCAGTGACTGATACCTTCATCTCCGAATACGAGAAGGGTATCGATCGCGCCATCAAGCGCGCGAAGAAAAAGCAGGAGGCCTGATGTATCCACCAATCTTCCAAGTATGCAGCGCCTCGGCCGCAGTAAAGGAACTGATCGGCACTAATCCGGTCAGGCTCTATCCGTTCGACGAGGCGCCGCAAGGCGTTATCTATCCATATGTCGTGTGGCAACTGGTTAACGGATCTCCGGAGAATTATCTTGGTGACCGCCCAGACATTGACGGCTACACCACGCAAGTTGATGTCTATGCCGACAGCGCGACCGCCGCGCGCAACGTGGCCAAAGCGTTACGCGATGCGATTGAGCCTGCCGCCTACATTACTGCCTGGCGTGGCGAGTCCAAGGACGACGCCACCAAGAAGTACCGCTATAGCTTCGATGTCGATTGGCTGACGCCACGCTAGACAGTCGTAATTCCAAACAGCCCGCCATGTGCGGGTTTTTTTGTACCTCAAGAAACCCGCCACAGGAGAAACACTATGGCAATTTTGGCCCAAGGAACTCAGATCTATGCCCTGGTTCCGTCCAGAGATTCTAGCGGAACCCCGACTGGCGATTACGAAGTCATCGAGGTCGAGTGCGCTACCGCATTCAACCCCGGCGGCAACCCTGCCGACCAGATCGAAACCACATGCCTTAGCGAAACTGTTCGGCGCTACCTGCGCGGGCTGCGCACGCCAGGGCAGGCTTCGCTTACTCTCAACGCTGACCCGCGCAACAGTTCCCATATCGTAACCGGCCAGCAAACACACCTTTCTGACCCCACCGCCAAAGGCGATGGTGTCCACCTATTTAAGTGGACACCACTTCTAGCCTTTTAAGAGGGTCTTTCATGCAGCCACAACGCCGTTCCTATTCCAGGTCGTTCAAGGCCCAAGTCATTCAAGAGTGCGCCCAACCTGGGGCCTCGATTGCCAACGTTGCGCTGAGCCACAGCCTCAACGCGAACCTCGTCCACAAGTGGATTCGGCTGCAAACGCAGAAAAGCATGGCGCTGCATCCCGCTTTTGTTTCACTGCCCATGCCACTCGCCAGCACTGAGTCGCAATCGGCATCATCGACTATCAGCGTTGAGATCCAGCATCCGCGCGGCACCGTTAAAGTGAACTGGCCAACTGAAAGTGCTGCTGCCTGTGCAACCTTTCTTCGAGACCTGTTGCGATGATTCGTATCGACGCCATCTGGCTCGCCACTGAGCCCATGGACATGCGCGCCGGCACTGACACAGCGCTGGCGCGGGTGGTGGCCGTGTTCGGTGCGGCGCAGCCGCACTGTGCTTATCTGTTTGCCAACCGCCGCGCCAATCGCATGAAAGTGCTGGTGCACGATGGGTTGGGCATCTGGCTGGCGGCGCGCCGACTGCATCAAGGCAAATTTTTCTGGCCGGGATCTCGGCACGGCTCGCAGATGGAATTGGGTGCCGAACAACTGCATGCCCTGGTGCTGGGTTTACCTTGGCAAAGAGTTGGGCAAAACAGTGCGATTACCCTGATGTAATCACTGCCATGGCCAGCGTCGCCGTGCAATTGTCCGATGAGCCTATCGTCAGTGTTGGCCTGTTCTGACAAAATCGGCGGCATGACTTTGCTTCCTGATTTCGACCAATTAAACCCTGAACAACTGCGCGCTATCGCCGCGCAGCTGATGCAGCGTGTCGAGACTCTCGATCAAAAAGTCGAGTCCATGGACAAGCAGATCCATCACTACAAAACGGTCAACGACAAGCTGACCCACGAGATCGCACAGCTCAAGCGTTTCAAGTTTGCCAAGCGCAGCGAGCAGCTAAATCCGTATCAAACCAGCCTGCTCGATGACGTGATCGATGCCGATATCGCGGCCATCGAAGCCGAGCTTGAGACGTTGCAACCCGCTCCAGCCCCGACCGTGGCTCGGCAAAAACCTAAACGCACCGCCTTGCCGCCCGAGTTTCCACGCACGCCCATCCATCACGAACCGGACAACACTCACTGCCAATGCGGCTGCGCCCTCAAGCGTATCGGCGAGGATGTCAGCGAGAAACTCGACTACACGCCCGGCGTGTTCACGGTTGAACAACACATCCGTGGCAAGTGGGTCTGTGAGGACTGCGAGACCCTGATCCAGGCACCTGTTCCTGCGCAGGTCATCGATAAAGGCATCCCCACAGCAGGTTTGCTGGCTCAAGTGATGATCGCCAAATACGGTGATCATTTGCCACTGTACCGTCAGGAAAAGATCTTTGGCCGGGCCGGCCTCGCCATCCCGCGCTCGACCTTGGCGCAGTGGGTCGGCACTTGCGGTGTGCAACTGCAACCACTGGTTGATGCTCTGCGCGAAGTGGTGCTTGGACACAACGTGGTGCACGCCGATGAAACGCCGGTACAGGTGCTCATGCCTGGCTCGAAGAAAACCCATCGGGCCTACGTCTGGGCCTATGCAACCACCGCGTCTGCCGATATCCGCGCAGTGGTGTACGACTTCAGCCCCAGCCGCTCGGGCGAACATGCACGCAACTTCCTGCAAGACTGGAAGGGCAAGCTGGTCTGCGATGATTTTGGTGGTTACAAAGCCAGTTTTGCACTCGGTGTCACTGAAATCGGCTGCATGGCCCATGCGCGGCGTAAGTTCTTCGACCTGCACGCCACGAACAAAAGCACGCTCGCCGAGCAAGCTCTGCGCTATATCCAGTTGCTGTACGAAATCGAAAGTGAAATCCGCGATTTGGAGCCCGATGTACGGCGACGAATACGACAAGAAAAAGCCGTCCCCGTGATGAACATGCTGCACACTTGGATGATCGCCCAGCGCGAGCTGGTACACGAGGGTGTGGCCATCGCCAAGGCCCTGGATTACAGCCTGAAACGCTGGACGGCGTTGTCACGTTATCTGGATGACGGCGCGGTGCCTATTGATAACAACCACATCGAGCAGCAAATCCGGCCATGGGCGCTCGGACGCAAGAACTGGCTCTTTGCAGGGTCGTTACGCAGCGGACAACGCGCGGCTGCGCTGATGAGTTTGATCCAATCGGCCAAGCTTAACGGGCATGATCCGTATGCTTATCTCAAGGATGTGCTGATGCGGCTGCCGACGCAGCGCGCCAGTGAGATCGCCGAGTTGTTGCCGCATAACTGGCTGCCGTTACGCAACCTGTAATGCCCGTTCGCTTAC